AGTTAAGCTATTTAACGACCATATTGAGCTCAATAATGATGCAAAAAAACAGCCGATTGAATTTAAGAGAATTGATGTTGGTGATTATTTACTAGAAGGTTCTTTAGGCTTTGCTCAGGAAGGCTGGTATATCGAAGTACCGAAAGATGCAAACGGCAACACAATTGTCGCTGTAGTGTATGACACCTTAGAAAATGGTGACATCTCAATTAAAACTTACAAGCGTAAGTTTGATTTTGAACTTGCTGCTGTTGTGGCAGATCACGAGAACCCAATGGACATTCCAGAAGGCCGCTGGATTGATATCCGTCTGCATGAAGAACCTGAACCAGAACCTGAGGTTGAAGAAACTTTGAGTGAAACACCAGTGGATTTCCAGCCTACTAACTTATCTCAGGCAGTTGCTGCAGCCATGAATGGCGTGGAACCGCCAGAAATCTCAGACACAGACGAAACACTTTAATAACCCGCTTAAAAAGCGGGTTTTTTATTGCCTAAATTTTGGAGAACCATAAATGAGTTCAGGCGCAAAAATTCGATTATATGCTTGTGAAGAAGCAGTTTTAGGAACAACTCCAGCAAACCCGATCTGGTACACAGTTCGCCGTGTAAGTGATGGTTTATCTGAAAATGTTTCTACTGAAGAAAGCAGTGAAGTGGTTGATTCACGTTTTCGACAAGGTGGGGTAGTTACTGAAGCAGAAGTAGCAGGTCAGTTAGAGTTTGAATTATCACTTGGAACATTTGATCTATTCTTAAGTGCTTTAGCCTTCAATAACTGGGCGACAAACAGCTTAACCATTGGCGGTAATGTACGTAAGTCATTAACGCTGGTTAAAGTTTTCGAAGATGTTGGCCAAGTCTTTATTTATCGTGGAGTACAGGTTAATTCTGGTGAAATTACTATCCAGACCACGGGGAAAATCACTGGTAACTTTGGTCTTGTAGGTAGCTCGTTTACTCGTCAGCAAACGAACCCTGTAGTGAATCCGGTTGCAGCTTCGACTCGTCCGCTTGTCAGCATGCCAAACGTGGAAAACTTGCTTGTAAACGGCCAGTCGATTCAAGGTAAAGCGTGTTTGCAGTCTCTTACGCTTTCAATTAATAACAATCTTGAAGCAATCCGTTGTATCGGCTCAGGCAAGTACACACCAGAGTTCTACATTGAAAAAATGATGGATATCGAAGCAAATGCTTCATTCATGTTCTCGGCCACAGCTGCTGGTTGGATTGATGCAATCAAAACCCGTGATGTGTTCACACTGACCTTCGACATCAGAGACAGCAAAGGAAGTAAATATTCGTTCAACTTCCCGCAATTGGAAGTCATGGAAGCCAATCACCCGGATGGTGGTGGTGATGACATCATTACTGTAGATATCAACTTTGCCCAAGTTCGTACAGCGCCAACAATTGTACGCGCTCTTGTGTAATCAACTTATTCAGTAACAAAGCCTATGGAATCCCATGGGCTTTTTTATTTCTAAAAATTAGAGGTTGCTATGGCTTTAAAAGTCGGAATTATTAAAAGCTCGGACGTATCAAAATGGTGCGAATACAAAGGTGCTGATGGAGAGGTACAGGCAGAATTTAAAGTCCGTGGTATCGCTTATAAGCCTTTTCAGGTAGCTATTGAACGAGCAGGAAATCAGATCTCGTCTAAAGGCTATGATGTGATGGTCAAAGATGAAAATGCCAAGCTTTACCACGAGCTTTTAATGGATGCATGTGCTGCCCACTTAATTGAAGACTGGAAAGGTGTGGTATTTGCCGAAGTAGTGGATGGTAAAACGGTCGAATCTGAAAAGCCATATACCCCTGAGAATGCCTCAAAGCTTCTTAATCTTGGTGATATTGGTATTTCAATCTGGCTATTCATTAAAGAACAGGCCCAGAAGATTCAGGAAGAGGCAGACAAGGACAAGGCTTTAATTCTGGGAAAGTCATCGATCTCTATAAGTACCAAAAGACCTATGCGTCAAAAACGCCGCACGAAATCGAGCAAATCAAGTTCTTAGGTGGCCGTATTCCTGATCCGCCAGAATATTCGTATGCGGCTGACTCTATTCTTTCGGCATTTAGTACTATTGCCAGATCCCGACGATATGAGCAGGGTATCCCTTTATCTTTAGATCAGCAGGCAATCAATGTCTATGCAGAGCATAATGATTTGCCAGTGGCTGCTCATATTTTTAATGACTGTATTTTTGCATTGGATAACTTGTTTTTAGATGAAGCGCATAAGAAGGCGACGCAACGAGCGACGAAGACTTAAGTACTGATTTTCGGGACATAACTTAGACTTTGCGACGTGATTTAGCGCGTTTGATGTTACATAATACGCCTATTCCCTTGACATTCCCGTAAAGATTCCTTATTGACATAAATGTCATTAGTGCGTACCCTTGTTCCTATAGAGACCCTGTTATCAAATGATAAGAGGGTTTTTCTGTCATAAAAATTGTATGTTTTATGACACCCATTAAATATAAGGGCGATAAAAAATGAACAAAGGTATGAAGTACTTTACAGAAGGTCTGCTAGCAGCTTTTGTATTAGCACCTCGTGTCCCAGTACATGCTGTTGAGCCTGCAAAAATGGAAGATCCGCGACCAATTGGTAATGCAGCAAAACATTGGGAAGCAGTCGGTAAAAACATGACAAAAGCTACCAATAGAATCGCATGTGACTTGCGCAACAAACAACCTGAACTTAACTCATTATAAATATCTAATTAATGTCTCAACATCGTCGAACTAAACGTGGCATCGCAACAAAAAATGGCAATGACGTATCTGTTGCTGTGGAAGAGGCGGAAAGCTACTCACCATACCCGCCTCCTGATTTGGTTAAGGCATTTGAAGAAATCCAACCTGGTCTAGCTAGTCGTTTAATGCAGATTGTTGAGAATGAGCAAACGATGAGTCATGAAGTGGCTCGTCATCAAATGGCAGAAAATAAACGTATCAACACTGCTAACATTGAGAATCAAAAGCACAACTCTCAATTATTCCTTCTTGGTTTAATATTTGGCGTATTGATAGGAATAGGAATTCTTTGTGTAGCAGTTTATGCACTGTATGCTGGTTATCCTTGGGTTGCAACTGCTGCTTTCTCAACCTTAGCAGCTATTTTAGTAATCCTAGTGCTTCGCAAAGTGCCTGCTTCTAATGGTGAGCAGACATCTAAGCCGTCTACTCAAAAATAGTAAGCAACACCCAAACAACCGCTAGAGATAGCGGTTTTTTATTGCGCCTTTATTAACCACTTGTTAAATGGAGGCATTGTTAAAATCACAATGCCTCCAGCACTCAATTATTTAGAAAGATACCATTCGATTGTATGAACAGGCTGATAATCAACGTGCTCTAAACGAGTAATGCCATATCCAATCGCTTTACGGTTTAAAACGTTAACATGACAAGCTGTTTCTTGGGCTAAGGAATATAAGCGTCCTGCATAACTACTTTGGATCGCTATTAGTGCAGGGGAAATCTCATTTTTGATGAACTTAGTAAGTATTGGAACGTACCACATCAAGAACTGAACATTCTTATCGCGTAATACTGTGTGAATATGAGGTTCCGTATCCTTGTATTTCTCCGCATTGCTGTACATAGCAATTAAGTGGTGAACGTACTCAACAGCCACAGGTATTACATCATATGGAATTTCATCAATATGCTGAACATTGAAACGCTGGTGAACTAATTTATAAGCATCGCTGTAATTCAAATGCTTAGTTTTAGCTACTAAAAGATTTACTGCATTGGTTAAAGGTTCACGCTCTGATTTGTGAGTTTTGGCAACTGGTGCGCCAATTTCTTTATCAAGAACATCAAGAACCCATTTTCGAAACTGCTTTGCTACAGAAGTACGTGCAAAGAAGGTGATTAAATGGCAACCACGAAGCGAGAAAACACGAATAGTTTTTTCTAGATTTTCGGTTTTCTTCGAGAGCCTCAAATTGAGGTTCTCGACGGAACAGCTTGAATTAACAACACTCACTTTGAGGGTCGTTGTCATATCACTTGCGAACTCATCTTTATTTCGTTCATAGATTTGAGTAACCGCATTTGATTTTTCATAACCAAGTGCTTTAGCTAATTCACTAGCCGAAAGCCAGATCTGGTTATTATGTTGTACAGGTGAAAAGTTCACTTCATTAAAGGTTAATGCTAAACTTGTCATGTTGATTTTCCTTTGCTTGGAATGATACATAACCCCTTGTTTGATGTGAGAGTCGGCAAGGGGTTTCTTTGTATTTATGCTTGTTGATTTGAACGCTTAAGCAACCAGTCTTCAATAAGAAGGTTTACTTGCGCTGTTAAGCTTCGATGCTCTTTTTCAGTTTCAATTTTTAATTTATCAAGAGTTTCTTCTGGAACTCGAATATTAATCTGGGGGTCTTTTCTAGCCATTTGGAACTCCAATGTATAACGGTGATATATTTATATAACGGTGATGCTATTGTGTCAAGCACCGTAATACTATTATTCTTATAAAAAGTTTTTTGAGCTTCAAAGTGATGTCTAGAGCTGACCCGCAAATCAATATTCGAGTGCCTACAGAGCTAAAGAAAGAAATAGAGCATGCAGCAATTGAAAATAGTAGGTCGCTTAACGCGGAGGTTGTTCACAGGCTGCAACAAAGTTTAAGTAGCGGAAGGGTTAATAAATCTGAACTCACTACTGAGGAACTTATGGAAGAGCTTTCAAGCAGGTTGGAAAAATTTAAGATTACTATTGAGAAGTAGGTAAAGGGGATATTGCGTGTATGAACTTCACCCCGAAGTGCAAGCACAGTTAATTGTTAAATCAGTTGATGCGCATTTTGTTATTGCTTTCCCGAAATCAAAGTCACAGAACTTTCAGGCAGCATTAAGTTTGGCAAAACTTGCAGACACATTTGAAGAAATCAAAGATGGTAAATCAATATATTACCTTTCTTCATTTGAGATAAACCTAAAGAATGTTAGCTTAATAAAAGCAATTATGGATTTAGCTCTATTCTGGAAAGGTGTTCATATTTTTCTTAATGGGCAGCCAGTTAATAGAACAAGACTACTTTCAGAAATGCTTGGTTGTTTTAGGGATTCATTTCGGGCTACAGACAAGAAAGCTTATTGTTTTCAAGTTGTAGAGGATGTTGGTGAACCACAAAATACAGGCCCTTTAGTATTTGAACTCAACCTTGTCAAAAGAGAAGATGAATTTATACCAAGAGCTGAGAAAAAAGAGGCAACAAAGTGGATACACCCTTGTAAACTTCTTGCCAATTCTCATAGATACTTAAGCAAGGATCACCCAGCCTCACTTCAATCCCAACTTCAAGCACAGGCTGTTAAGTTTAACTGTGATATTTGCCCGAATTTCAATGCTGATAATTTAATGAAATTGGATGAGTTTTCGTGATATAAGGGAATTAAAAGAGAAGATTATGCAAAAGACGGTTTTAGGTGAGATTTTTGGGATTAAAGTGCATTCACCAATTAGTCGAGGTGAAATAAGAGATGTCCTGAGAAAACAATTAGAATTTAAAAAAGCTTTACAGGCTGAAAAAAGTTTAACGGAAGATCAAGCACTCCTAGAGGTTGCAGATATCTTTGAAAACTTTTTTAAAGATATATCAAAAGAGGATAAAGATAATTTCGAAAAAATCCATTCAGAAGAAATTAATGCAGCACCAAGTGAATGGTTCTGTTTGGAGAGCAATATTCCTAGCAATAGTGCAGTATTTTTAGAAACAGGTATTGCTGGTGAATTGTATGGAATGCAAGTCAATTATCCTTTTACTAGAGAAAATATACGGAAATTGGTATACCGAAGAAGCGAGGTAATGAAGTCTCTTGCTGACTCACAAGGCATAAGCCTTTACCAAGCATCCAATGATTTAAGTGATATGCAGAATCATTTTATTGAAAAATTCAGTTATGAAGATCAAGAGAAATTTCTAAATCTTATGACTGATGAGATGATCGCACATACTAATGCGTTAAATGACGAAACGGCAAAAATCAACCAGCAGGTGCTAGAGAAAGAAGTTTCTAATATCAATCTTACCCATACAATTTCGGGAATAATTGTATTTTGCTGTTTAATGTTTTTAGTATTTGTTCTATTCAGATAGATAAGTTTTCAATAATCCCAAAATTCCATATTTGGATTTAATGAATTAACTGATCTAATTAACCTTACCAGCCCACTCATTGAGTGGGTTTTTTATTGCCTAGAGGAAAGTAAGATGGCACAAGAATCACGTCTCGTCATTGTAATTGATGCTAAAAATGCAGAGCGTAATGCGCGTAATCTAGGCAATGAGTTAGATAGCATTGAGCGGAAAGGTGACTTTGCAACTAAGTCAATGGATGGATTGTCTGTCGCTACACGCGAACTTGCAGGTTATATGGCTGGGCTTGTTACTGTTAGTGCTGCCATTTCTAAAATGGATACATACACAGGTCTTCAAAACCGCCTTAAATTAGTCACTAATAATCAAACAGAACTAAATAAGGCTACAGAAGATACTTTCCGAATTGCACAGAAGACATATTCCGCTTGGGATTCTGTTTTACAGGTTTACCAACGTTTTAGTGACAATGCTAAAACATTGAATCTTACAATGGATGACACTGCTCGTTTGACTGAAACAGTGTCAAAAGCAGTAGCAATTAGTGGTGCAAGTGCATCAGCGGCAGACGCTGCATTGGTGCAATTCGGACAGGCTCTAGCAAGTGGGACACTACGTGGTGAAGAGCTTAACTCTGTAATGGAACAAACCCCAGCATTAGCAAAAGCAATTGCTCAGGGTATGGGGATTACCGTAGGTGAGTTGCGTTCAGTAGCAGCGGAAGGAAAAATCACATCACAGGAAATTGTGAAAGCTCTCCGAAA